GGATCTCAGCCAAAAGCTCTTCCGTATCCTTTCCGTATTGAGCCGCAACATCCTGCAAGCTCAAAACTCCGTTCTTCATTCCTAGAACTGCGGCATTCATCTCTTTCATTGGGTCAACCCAATTCCAAGCGCGGCCACGAAACTCTGATGACATAGAAAACTTGTCAAATGTCGCTATAGGCATGAACAGCGTACCTACTTCCATCGCCGCCTCAAGCCAAGCCTCATAAACAGGCTGTACAAAGTGATCAATCATTACTTGTTGAACGCTACGATAGAAATCCCTCTCCTCGAGCGCGCCCTGACGAATAGAGCTATAGGATGTTGCTTCCAAATCATTGGCAAGCGACGTATACGACACTCCAAGGCCCGAGGCGATGCCTTTCAATACCGATCTATGAAAGCTGTCAAACTCACTCGTGGGATACCCAACGTCGAAAGTCTTAAGATCTACGCCCTGCGGTAGCTGATGGAATGTGCCAGGTTGAGCGTCGATTATAGGAACATTGCCGTCTAAATCGTCCGCAACAAATCCATCACCGCTAGGTGACGTGAAGAATCCCATCTTAGACGCGCCCATACGAGCCGCGACGATTGAAGCCTCACGCCATCCGTTCAACTGCTTGATGCTTGCCATCGCAGATGACATCCACGGCTCGCCGCGCGACTGTCCAGCACGCAACGGCATAAAGACATGAATCATCTGCTCTGCCGGTACGCGCTTGTGCTTAGGAGACTTCACCATAGAGGCAAAATCATAGTCTCCCGGATGAGACGTAAGAACATGATATGCGATAGGTTTCTTGAACTTGTCGAGTTCTACGCCCATGCGGATCTCTCGACCGCCATCTAAGCGCTCATTCTTCTTCTCATCAATCTGATCTGGCTCAAGAAACTCTAACGCAAACGAATCTCTGAATGAGTTACCTCGATGCTTGATGACAAAGACTTCTCCATCCCTAGCGAGACCTTCCACCACCATTTTTTGCACGTCTACCCACGACAATTTACCGTCAGCAGTGCAATTTCCTCGTTTTCCCCATACTTTAAACGCTGTTTCGATGCTTTGATTGCCATCTGTGTCTAAAACGCCTCGAGGATCTAAAGCCTTAACTTGCAACTTAAAACCGTGCTGACCGACTACATTTGTCTTCAGCAGGTTGAAATATCGACGTGCATATTCATTGTTTCGAGCCAAATCACGCGATCTAGCACGCATTCTCGCAATAACTGGGTACAACTCACTATCTGGAGACCGCTCTGACTCGACATAGTCCGCAAAAAGCCGACTGGGGCTTGCCGCGTGATACGAGCGCTTAAAGACTTTCTTCTCTTCGGGCTTTTTACCCTTAAATCTGTCAAAAATACCCATATCAGAACCTTACCTGTATGGTAGAGCCGTTTTTCTTGCCTCTTTTCACCAAGCTGTCATTTTTATGCTTCGCAACTTCCTTTCGATAGTAGTCGCGAGCCTCTACAAGCTCAGAAAAACCTAATTTAGTTAGTGAGCGACCCGCAATCGAGTAAGAAGCAACATCTGCGTCAGCTTTTCCCTCTAAAAGGCTCTCAATCTTCTTAACCATGATCTCTGCGTGTATCCGAGGATCTGATTGATTAACATCCATATCAGGAATAGCTTCAAAGTCGCCAATATCAACAACAATCCGATTCCCTGAGCTAGTTTGTGTGATTTCTAACTGCCAGTGATACAAACCAACGGCAAAATCGGCGCTAGTAGCCGAATCTGCGGTAAATAAGTAGTAACTGGCGTTTTCAGTGGCTGGCAGTTTGATCTCTGAAGACCCTCCGCCGGTAATTCTAGCCACATATTCAGCAGAATAGTCCGCTGGAGGATAATCGCCGACCAGATCAGACCGCTTCCACTGAATAAAGTCGCCGACGACTATCTCAGTTGGTTCGCCTTCTGGTGCATTGGAAGCGTCGAATAAGTTCGCCATGCTCTATCATCGCCAAGAGTTCACGAAGTTTCCTTTGCGCGGAAGCCTTGGAACAAATGGCTCTGGCCGCGTTTCGGGTGCTTCTTCCTGTTTTCTGGGTACTTCAGACTCGCCAATTCTAGCCGCTAAAGCATTTACATTCACCCCGAGTATACTATAAGCGGCTATCGCGTACACCATACAATCTAATGCCTCATTTCGCGCTCTTACTTTCTCGAAAACGCGCTTTTTGAAGCCTCTATGGAATCGTGTAACTGCTTTTTCAGCCGTGAGCTGGCGAAAGTATTCATCATTTAGTGTATCTGCAAAGTGAACGTATCCTGCGCCATGCTCTCTAATCTTTAAACGCGAGAACATTAAATCTTTTACTGTATCTACTCCAATAGGGAATAGAGGGCACTTTACGGTGTTATTTTTGCTCGGTTTTCCCGCTATTGCTTTTCCGTCGCCTCCAACACCCTTAATTGCAAATATTCGACGACCCTGATTCTTCTTGCAGAAGGTATAAACGCTGTTGGTGAAGTGACCGCCTGAGTCGACTGCCGCCGCTCGTATGCCAAGCAAGCGACCGGACTCCGTTTCGTATTGTTGAAGTAGGCGAGAATCGAGATCAGTCCATAATTGAGGCGTGGACGGATCGCCATATAACGTAATGTGATCCAGAACCCATGACTCGTCGTCTCGACCCCAGCCAACAACCGTTAGTTCGAGGCGGTTATCCTGCACGTCTACGCCAGCCGTCATCACAATTACTTCGTCGGGCACAAACGGCATTTCTTCTCGCCGCTCAGCTAACTCGAAATCATCAATTCGCTCACCGGCATCTTCCCAAGTCTCACCGAGATATGTGTTCGTCCACACACGCAACTGCTCAGGATTCTTTTTAACGGACAGAAAGTCCTTAACTCCGTCCGATAGAGGCGTCCACGGCGAACAAAGTCCGTTGATTGCAAAACCAGCAATACCTTTGAACGGCTCTTGTGCAATCCATTCCCCGTTGCGAATAGCCCATACTCGATCAGCCTCAGTCCAAAGTACGCCGCATTCCTCACACAGATACTTAGCAGTCTCAGGCTGACTCTCGTCCCACTTTACATTGGCCCACTTGAGGACTTGAGAATGGTGGCAATGTTTACAAGGCACATGATATTGACGTCGGTCAGACTTCTCATAAGCATCCTCGATACGCGAGACTCCTTTATTCGTTGGAGTCGAGACCATGATGACCTTTCTGTTCCAGAACGTAGCACTGCGTTTCCGAGCGAGTGAGATTGGATCACCTTCCGTGCCAGCGGATGTTGGGTATCTGTCGACTTCATCACAAAGAACGATCCTTATGGGACGGCTCGCCAAACCAGCCGGAGAGTTTGCACCAACGATAGTGATCGCACCTCCCGCAAAAACTTTATGCAGTGTAGTGTTGCCTGAGTCGCGTGATCGTGGATCTTTAACTTTATCCTTAAGCACAGGTGTTGACCGTAGTAGTCCTGCGGCAATCCTGTCCTTTGAAAACGCCTGAGCCATTTCCAGCGTCGGCTGTAGCACCAGAATTGGACACGGATTGTTATCAATATGATATCCAATGATATTAAGAATAGCTTCAGTCTTACCAAGCTGTGCTCCCGCCATGACAACGACTTCTTGGATCTCAGGGTCAGAGCATGCATCCATTATCCCCCTTTGGTATTCAGCTCTTGATGTATACCACCTGCCAGGCTCAGCACTACTTTGAGAGTCCAGACGTCTTTCGTGGTCTGCCCACTCGCTTACGCTTAGGCTTGGCGGTGGCTTCAACACCTCCATCGCTTTCTTCAGTTTGGCTTGCAGTCGATTGCGTTGGGCCGGTCGTTGGGTCATATCTACTCAATTCTTCCAGTGCTTCCTGTATCAGCTCTTCTACAATCTTCTGACACATTCCAGCGTTAGTTTCTGCCGCAACCACAGGAGCGGCTTTCGTTGGTATTGATAAAAGTCGAGATTTAACAGAACCTAAGACATCTGTCCATGCTTGAACGACATCATCGGCATTAACTAACTCATTGTGTATCTTCTTTAACTCTAGTTCTGCAATCTCTGCTTCCGCATTGACCTTTCTTGTTCTAGCCTCATCATAGGACGATCCTAACTTAACTCCACCCGTGCTTGGCATTGCTCCTCCAGTAGTATGCTTTTACGTACTATCAGTAGTATGGAATTCCGTACTATCAGTAGTACGCTTTTCCGTACTCTAATCATTACTTTAATCATCATATAGAACCATATAGTAGGTCACAACAGAATCGTTTATAACATAAAGTTCTTAATTAGGTTTTTGATATTCCATCTCTAGCCAAAGGTCGCGCGCCGCCAGCACC